CTGAGTGGCTAACTTGTCATAGTATTCTTGCCTTGCTTTCACAGTTTCAGCAGGTGCTTTACATAATAAAAGACCACCGATTTCAATACATCCGTCAGATGCCCATCTTGAATCTTGATCACACATGATCTTCAATTCAGGATGATCTTCTGCTTTAGCGGCTTCCCATCCTTCCCTAAATCTATATGAGACATTAGGATTATCTGATTGTCCGACTACAGCAGTTCTAACCCATCTGAATACCCAACCATCTTGAGGTTTGGGATCAGGAAGGACTGATGGTGGTTGCCACGCTTGAGTTCGCTGCGTGTCTGCTCTTTGATCATTCCCACGAGTTTCTCGTGGAGTGCGGCTATCGCCTGAATCTTCTGCGGCTTCAAGCACTTCTGCTTCTATTTGATCTTGGTTTTTTTCGTTAATGTCTTTTTTAGTCATTATCTTTTCTCCTTGATAAGTTCTGCCGCATATTGTTCAGGTGTAATACCAAGTTTCCTAGCGAGAGAAACTTGAGTAGCAGTTAGTTTGACCTTATTAGGTCTTGCTCCATTATTTCTAGTCGCAGGAGCTACCACATTATGTGGTGTTGGTTGCGACTTGCGAGTATCTTCAGGCTCTGCTACCTCCTGATAAGATTCCTCGATATTAAATTGTTGAGGAAATACTTCCCTCATTCTTTTATCAACACGATCATAGTACTCTTTGGATGTAGGATCAACATTTTCTTTAATAAGTTTAGCGTGAACCCCATATGCAAAATTTGTCATTTCTTCATCAGTTCCAAACCAAGTGTTATCTTTTTGCCAATCTACTGCTTGTGGATCAGGTTCAGGAACTTTAGGAACAACAGGTTGTTGCGGCTGAACATTCTGTTGTTGCTGTTGTATCTTTTGCTCTTCCTGTAATACTTTATTTGCTAATTGTTGTGGTAAGTATTCTGCTTGTTGACTTGCGAGTGTCGCTTCTGTAAGGACTTGTTGAGCTTTTGCAATCGCATCAGAGTCACCATCTTCATAGGCTTTCTTATAGTTTTGAGCCGCTGATTGTTTGGCATATTCTGCTTTTTGCTTTGCTTGGTTAATAAGCTCTTCTTGCCCTGTTCCCACAAGACGAGAAAGTCTTTCATTTTCAGTAACAGCTCTTTTAGCATAGTTAACAGCTTCATCTCTGAGTCGTTCTGCTTCTTCTTTTCTTCTTCTTTCCTCATGATAATCATACTTTAACTTTTTAATTCTTTTATTAGCGTTTTCTGATAAATCTGATATTTCTTCCGAATTATCATTTATTCCTTTTTTAGGAGGTTTTCTGTCTTCCTTTGGTCGATCATCAATAACCTCAACTTCAATATTAGATTCTTTATCTATACCAACAGAAGACTTAACACCTAAAAATTTTTCTTCATTTGACTGAGTGTTTATTTCAGGTGGGTTATCAAAGTTTTCTGCTTCGTTTAATTGTGTATCATTCATACTCTTTCTATTCCTCTAGGGTCTTTGACAACTGCTTCTACATTGTCATCGTTAATAATTCTAAATTCTTTTCCATGTATTTTTAATCTAGTTCCTGTAAAGGCACGGAAAACAACCCAATCTCCTTCTTTACACCACGCACCTGACGAAAATTTCTTTTTGTCATCGTAGCATTCTTCTCCCATTTTCAATACAAATCCAACAACAGTAGCTATCTCTTCCGAGTGCAACATATCATCAGGCTTGTATATACCACCTTGTGTCTTTGAAGAAACATCAGGTAGTGCGATAAGAATTCTGTAACCTTTCGGTTCAGGTAATTGAGAAGCTGTAGCTTCTTCAGATTTTTTAATTAAGTTTTCTGTAGCATCATCTGCTTTTGTTTTTAATTTGTTGTTAATTTCCTCACTGACATATGCTTCGTTAATATCAGGAGTATCAGGATCATCCCCAATAAATTTACCTTTGCCATCTCTAGCTCTAATTTTTTCTGAACCTTTATTATCTGTTACTTTCATTTAATCCTCCATAAATCTAGTTTCCATTTCAGCGACCTCTCTGTCAGCTATGGATAAACCTTTTGCAATACCTGTAAGATGAACATATTCAGAATAATCCTTTGGAGTTCCCTCCACAAGTCTTTCTTCTATTTGTTTTATTTCAGATTGAATCTTTTTTCTCAAAAGACTGAACTGAGTCTCTGCCATGTTTCTCCCTCAACTATAGCTAGTTTGAGTTTTTCTTTTCAGTAGTAATACGAATATCAATTTCTTGAGATTCAGGTATGTTTGCTGATACAGATATGTTTGAACTAGCACATCCTGTAACTACAAATAAACTTAATACTGTTAATACTATATACTTCATCGTTAACCTATATTTATATCAATATAAGTATTAACCTGATAAAATCAATAATACAAGACATAATTTAAATATTCTCTAGGGAATATTTAAAACTATGTGTTTCTTTTAACTTTATTTATATAAATTATTAAAGGTTATCTTATAGTTTTGAGTCGCTATCTGCTTCTTGTATTGTTTTTTGTATTTCTATTGCTAACTTAATTCCTTCTGCAAATCCTTTTTCATCAGAATCCCCATCTTTTATAGAGGCATCAAGAAGTGCTTCACCAATACGAACACCTAATTCTGTTCCTGTTAATTTTTCTTTAGATTTTAAAGTCATCATATTTTGAACAATATCTGCTTTAAGTTTTTCTTGATTAAGCATAGCTTTATTTTCATCTGCTTTAGCTTTACGCATAACATCAGCTTCTCTAATATCAAGTTCTCTAGCTCTTTGTTGAACAATTGGGTCTTGTGCTTGAGCATTTGCTTCAGCTTGTTGAGCCTCTTGTTGTTTGCGAAGAGACATTTTTTCTGCAGCTGACGCAACAAGTTCTGCCAATCTTTTTTCAACATCAGGTGGTAGTTTCTCACCAACAGGAGGTAAAGGAGTTCCCATTTCTTTTTCAATATCGTCTCTATATTGAAAAGCTAAATGTTCTCTAATATGTGCTTCTGTCGCCATCATTATAGTATTTGCTGAAGGACTTTCACCAATAAGTATTTGAATTTCAGGGTCTTGCATTCCTGCTGTATGTACAGCAATGTGTGCTTCATGGTCTTGATATTCAAAGGCTTTAACAGGTTTAATATTTACTAAGTCCATGTTTTCTGAAACAGGATCAGTAGGTTTAATATCATCTTTATTAGGAATAACCTTATCAACATTTTCAATGCCTAATACTTCTAACATTTGTCTGTGTAATTCAGGCATATCATACATCTCAGGTGATTGTTGTGCTAACTGAAGTGCCGCTTGATACTGCATAATTCTTTGAGACATTGTTGCAGCATTTGGATTGCTTACAGGAATTACATCAATTCTTCCATCAAAGTCTTTTGCTTTAACAAACTCATCAGGTTTTTCTGAGTAAGGATAACTAGGTGAGGTAAAGTTAGCTATAATCTTGCTTAGTATATTAAATTCTTTGTGCATTGATGCATGAAGTCTTGATTGAATAGCACCCATAACTTTCATCTGTCTTTCCATAAGAGCAAGTGTAGTACCAACAGGTGCTTCATTATTCATGTCTGCAATTTTTAAATCACCTAAACTTGCAAACCTTCTGCCTTCATCAACAATGGTTGTAAGTAACTGATAGAGTGTTGGACTAGGTTCTTTGTAAGGTAAGAACTGTATGTTTTCTCCAATAGAACCACCTGGCACATCTACATCTCTAAATTCACCTGGCATAATAGGTGTATCATCACCTTTAATTCTAAGACCTCTAGTTTTAAGACCACCTGGCAAATTAGATAATGTACCTGCATCAATTAACTGACGAAGTAAAGAAGTTGCTGATCTGCTTAAACCACCAATCATATGGATTAATCCAAAACCATAAAAACCAATACCTGGCAGATATTGATAATGAACAAAATGTTGTCTTCTTACTTTTTTAGGATCATTTTCTTCGTAGTTCCTTCTTATTGAAAGAACCTTTCCACTAGATTTATCTAAGGTTACTATGTATGGAAGAGCAATACCTGTTGGCTCTCCATCTTCCATATCTTCAAAACCTTCTAAATCAAGATCAACTTGCATTTCTAAAAGTGTGTAACGATTATCGTTGTCAAAACTTGTATCACTTTCACCTGTAAGTTTATTGTATTTGTCTGTTATCTCTGTGATATCAGGGGAAGGAGAAGGTAAATCACATTCTCTAAAGAAACCTGAGTACATTAATTTTTTAATTTCGTTTTCTGTTTTCTTCATTACATGAGTTGCTCTTTCGCAAGTAAGTAAATCACTTGCACCATAGCTAACAACAAAATCTTCAGCAGGTACAAATATTGAACAAGGTCTTCCCATGTTTGTATCGTAATAAACTTTTCTAAAAGCTGATCCTGCTAGAGGTAATGAAAATAATAATTTTTCTGTTTCAGTTCTATACTCAACCATCTGTTCGGTTAAAATATAATTCATGTATTCTTCTATACGCTGAGATTGTTTTTCTTTTTCCTCGTCAATAATCCCAACAATTTTTGTTTTTACAGGTCCTTCAGCAGGAAATATTTCTGATATAGCTTGAGATTGAAATTTAATTACTGCTTCTGAAAGTAACGGATGAAAAACACCACAAGCACCTGGCCAGGGTTCTGTTCTTTCATCTATTGTTAAACCTAACTGATCTAATCCTGTTACATAAGTATTTTCCCAATCAGACCTAGATTCTCTATCTGCTTGAAATAAACTTACAAGTTCTGATCCCAATGAATCTAAATCTGTGTAATCCATAACTTCAGCTAAATTCTCTCCAAACCCTGCTTCAAGACCTGTTATCTCTTCAGTAATTTGAATAACCATACTTCCGTCTTCTTCTTCAGGAGTAGTTTCTATTTCTATTTCTAATTCTGTAGCGAGACCATTAAGACTATTCTTAACTTCATCAGCTTCACTAGGTTTTATAGATTTATCTATAGCCATTAATAATACTCTGCCTTCCTTCTTTCATCAAATGGTTCATCTTCTTCATCGCTAAATAGACTAATAAAACCACCCTGCCTGAACCTTATCAGAGCTTGAGTGCTACTGTCAACAAGGTCATCATGGGAGGCATTTGGAAAAGATGCAAATTCTTCAACAACTTCTTCTGCCCACCTAGTATCAGGATACCATACAACACCTGATGCAAATAAATCTGCAACTGCATTTACACGAGCTATCTTATCATTTCCTCTACTTGGTGTATACTCTGAAACAGGAACACCTGCAGCACGCAATTCAAATATCAAAGGCATACCTGCCGCTTTTCCTTCTACTATACAAGCATCAGGTTCATACTCTCGATACATCTCCATTGCTTTTACTTTTAATTCAGGAAACTCTAATCTATCTTTAAATGCATCTAATAGAATCAGTTGTGGTGCAGTTTTTCCATCAAACTCATCTTCACCATAAAAAACTCCCCATGTAGTACAAGCTGAATAGTCTGCTCTTTGAGTTTTTAAGAAAGCAGTATCCCATGATTGAATAATAAATTCACACTGAGGAGGGTAATCTTCTTCCCACAATCTCCACCATTCTCTTTTAACAAGAGCACCTTCTTCTGAAGTAGGGTCTTGTTGGTATTGAGCAGACCATTTAGAAACAGGAAGTTCTGCTTTCAATGCTTCAAGTTCTTCTAGTTTCCAAAATTCTGGCCAGAGAGGGTTTCCTGAAGGCATTATTGCAGGTAATTCAATAACTTTCCATTCATCTGATCCACCTCTTTTAATGCTAGAATCAACAATCTGTCCTGTTAAATCTTTATCGTGCCATCTTGTCATAACAATAACGATAGCTCCACCAGGTTGTAGTCTTTGTCTAGGACCTGATGTGTACCATTCATATGTTTTATTAAATACATCAGAATCTGATGACGCACCTTCTTGTTCAGAATGAGGGTCATCGATAATTAAAAGATCAGCACCTTTACCTGTAACAGCACCACCAACACCAATCGCAAAGTATTCGCCACCTTTATTTGTATTCCATCTACCTGCAGCTTTACTATCTGCTTGTAATTTTACTTCTCCAAATATTTCTTGAAAGTCTTTGTCTCCAACTAAGTTTCTTACCTTACGACCAAAACCTACAGCAAGTTCTGCTGTATGTGCTGTTTGAATAACCTTCTTATTAGGATACTTACCAAGAAACCATGCAGGTAAAAGATAACTAGCAAACTCTGATTTAGTATGTCTAGGAGGCATATTGATAATTAATCTTTTTAACTTACCATCTATAACATCCTTAAAAGCATCTGCCATAACTTTATGGTGGTTTCCATTTATGAACGCTGGCCAGACTTCACGGACAAAAGATAAGTAATCTTCTTGTGCATCTTTTTTAGTTTTAGCTGTTTCATATTCATCAAGTAATTTTAATAATTGTTTTTTATCACTTACTGAATACTGATCTAAATTTTGCAATATAGAACTAGTATCTATAGAAAGGCTCATTTCTTTCCTGCTTTTTTATTCCTAGCAAAAGACCTATTAGAACTCTTTTTAACTACAGCTAAGTTCTTTTTTGAATTGTTTTTAGGATTGCCATCTTTGTGATGAATATCTTTTCCATCACCTTTTTGCACTATACCTGCTTTTATTTTCTCATTCCTAGCTGCGTTTCTTGATGCTCTATTTTTCTTTTGCTTCGTAGAGCTATGGTAATTCTTATATTCTTTTTTATAATTTCTAACTCTTTTTTCCATCTACCTATCTATTAAATATAATATTTCTGAAATTTTCATTGCTGTTGCTTTTGTTGTTTTCATATTAGGCTCTATGCCATCTTGATAAGTTACTAGTAATACACCCCATGCGTCTTCTGAGCTCATTATAGGACAAGCTATATTTGGAACATCTCTTTCAAGAGAAGTACATTGGCTTAAAACAAAGTTTCCAATAACATACTCATCACCTTCCATCCAATAACCTGTTGGTAACAGATCAGCAGAATTTCTAGGTTCAGTAATTAAAGGAACTACATTTCTAGCATCCACCCAATCATACAACCATATTGATTCGATAGTTCTGTCAGACCTAAGAAGTTTAGTAATTAAATCTTCTACCTTAACTATTTTCTCAGGATCATTTTCAAATACCTCTACTATTGGTATTTCAGTATTTTCTTCTACACCAATATTTGTATATTGTTGAAAACCAATATAAGCAATAACAGAAACAATAACAAGACTTGTAATCTTCATTACAAAAGCTGACCAACTTTGTTCAGGCGATATAATACTTCTTATAGCTTTAATAATGTTTTCCATCTATCAACACCTCTGATTCTGTTTCAATTATTACTCGTGCTCCACATGGAAGTAAAGGTTTATCGTTACCACCATACACTACTCTACTATTACCTAATATTTCTACACTATGTCCATAAGTATTTTTTTTACCTTGTTTAACTGTAAGCACAGGTTCATTTGTTCCGTGTTTTTTATTAGCTCTAATCTTGTGCATATTCACATGGATATACTTTTTTGACATATTACTTTTTCAACCAAAAGTTTAAGAGCAATACTAGGAGAGCTGCAATACCAAAAATATCAAAATAAGTGAGTGTCATTAAAATTTATCTATTATCAAACCAATATCAGAAGAAAGCTCTTCTGCATCTGATAAAACCTTTTCTGATTTCTTTTCTACCTCTATAGCATCTTCTAGTAAATCAATTTGATCTTGTTCAAATTTCTTATCCCAATAACTTTCAGCTATATTTTTAAAAAGTTTTTCATGATCCTCAATTGTGAGGTACTTTTTAAAAAATTTTTTTTTGTAAGATACCAATACATACTCAGTATTAAAGGATATTGTGCAATCTCCTCCCTCTACTGTTGGGCAATCATCATTTTCAATTACCATATCATTTTTACTTAAATTATATATTCCCATATTTTTTCTCCCTGCAAGCATTATACATAAAAACAAAATATTTGGAAGTCCTAAGTAAGGGAGGATACGAAGGACTTCCTCGTCAGCTACAGAATTGCCAAGTCTTACATAATTGCTTAGAAATACTGCCCTCACGAATTAACTTGCAAAAAATAAAGCAAGAGTATATTCTTATTCTTAGATAGTAACTAGATAGAATCTAACTATATACTATCTATACTAGATACTATCTAGTATCTAGATAGAATCTAGTGTTAAATAGATAATACAGGGGAATTTAATAATATGCCAAAGGAAATCCGTAAAAAATAGCAGAAATTTTTTTTGCGTAAGGGATTGTTTAACTAAATTCCTAAAAAAAGGGGTAACCATCCCCAAATAACCATAGAGGAGGAAAAAATGGTAAAAAAATCTACAAGTGTAAAGCTAACATCAGCAAATCCTACCAAAAAGAAAGCAACTACTAAGAAAAAAACTGTTAAGAAGGAAGAAACTTCAGTAATTAACAGTAAAAGTGGCATTTATTTAGGTGTTGCATTAGTGATACTACTACTAGTAAGCATTATGATGGGTTAACTTCGTGAAATCAGTGTGATTGTTTGAGCAAATCAGTGTGTGTAGTGTGTAGTGTAACTTTTTTTTCAAAGGGGGGGTTGGGGTCATGCGGTAAGTATTTACCATAACCTTAATTAGATCATTTTAGGTGTACTGTTTATTTTTTATGATCGGTTTGTTGTAAGGCTACGAGCTTTTCTACTAACTCTTGCTCTACAGTATCAAGGTCTTTGCTCTCAGATATTTCAACCCTGTCTGAGAATAGACCTATGCTCTTTCCTAATAACTCTAATGATCTTAATTGAGATGCTTCTGCTTGTCCATTGTCTGCCATGACCCATAGTCTCTCAATTATTTTATCTCTTTCCGAGAGCGAAGAAGATAATGCATGGGTCTTCATTTGCTCTTTTAGTTGGGTCACCCTTTGTGCAACCATTGTGTTTGATAATAACTTAGAGGCTTCAGTCCATACCGAAGAAGGTTTAGTGGTCTTCCCTACATTATAAACTGATCTGTAACAGTCAGATGCATTGAGATGTTTCTTCTTGCCTGTATCATCATCCATGACACCAAATACAATTGCCTGTGCGAAGGCTTCTTGTTTTGGGGTCAGTTCTTTTTTCTTCTTCCCTAAATTTTTTCCACCGACAATCTTCGGTACAAATTTCTTTTTCTCATCGTCATCCATAATATTTTCCTGATTCAAAATTATCTAAAATCGTGTCAAAAAAATAGCATCAGTATAAAATAGTTAACAAGAGTTCATTCATAGTACGAATGTAAATCCTTGGAAACCTAATACTGATAACTATTCTCTAGGGAATATTTATAATACAAAAAAGATACATGAAACAGTTGACAAATAGTATTTTAAAATCTAACTTCGGAGAAGTTAATTACAGAGGAGGACATTTTAGGCTTTTATGATGATCAGATTAAATTCCCAATCGGATCAGTAACACACATAGTTAGACATCGGAAGAATTGAGATGCAAGGGATGGTGATGAGAGAAAGTTGTCTTGATCTATCGATAGAGCAATCCAATCTACTCAGTAATGCACAACGAAGAGTTGCACCATTGGAGATGTTAGTACCCTAGCAAATTGTGGAGAGCCTACTGATGATGATCTGCTTCACAAGTTAATCAGCAATGCTGTAGTTATGCCATGTAAAACATATCATGGTTAAGTGATCGAAACGATATAGAAATTCGGTGGGCATGATCGGTGAGATTGTGTCCACCTGATTTTTAAATGGTCTAGGTAATTCTGCCTAACAACAAAACGAGGTAATACAATGATTATATTTACAGGTGATTATATCAAAACAAACAAGAGTGACGAATTCCATCAAGCTATCTACATATTCCAAGATTTCAAAGGATTGGGTTCGCCTGAGTATGTGGTGCTATCAAATGGTGAGTTAATCAAGATGTCTTCTTACACTGTCGATCCTAAGAAGATAATAAAAGAAATCAAAACTTGTAAAGAAATTACAGGTTATGATTTTGAAGAGTATCAGGAAAAACACGCAGAATATTTTGATGATGTTCTTTATCAAATCAAAGAGCAATTGTCAGAATTAGTATCAGCATAAATATTCTCTAGGGAATAATTACACAGGGGATTTAATTCCCCTGTTGGATATCGTCTAGGAAATATGACTAAAAAAATAACTATGAGTAATTTTTAATAACTAACAAAAGGAGGTTTATATGGATGGTTTAATATTTGGATTAGTAGACAATGGAGTGCTTATCTTCTTTGCTTACATTGGATTGGATTTAGAAGGTAAGATCAGCGACATGATCGGCTCAAGAGTTCGAGTTGGTCTTGGTGCTATTCTTGGTGGTGCATTCGGCAACATGATTTCAGATGGTGTTGGTGCTTTACTAGACCCAACAATGCAGTCAATGTTCAATGGAATTGTTCTTGGTACTTTGATACCAATCTTAGCAATACCAATGATTGAAAAAATCAAATCAATTTAATATTTAAAGTGATCCCAGCTGGGAAATTTTGAGGGGAAATAAATTCCCCTCTTTTAATATCGTCTAGGTATTTGATCACATGGTGTGATCAGAACCATAACCGATTATTCAAAAACTAACGAAACGAATAATCTTTTTTATAGGAGGTTTACCATGCGTAAATCAACAAAGACTACAACAGAGACTATCAAAGAAAGTACCGACACCATCAGAGAAATAATTCTCTCAGATTGGAATGAAGACCCCAATCAAACAATGCAATCAGTTTTACTGATATCAGGTGGTGCAGGTATTGGTAAGACTGAGAGCCTGATCGATGTTGCAAAAGATGTAGCAGAAAATCTAAATCTCAAGTTTACCGAAACATCAAACCCATCAGAAGATGAGTTTGGATTTGCAACAATTGTTGCGAGTATCACAACAGCATCTGATCTTGCGATACCAACACCGAATGCAGACAAGACTAAATTAAATTATGCATTCTCAGAATTACTTCCTCAAGGTGGGAATGGAATTCTGATGATCGATGAGATGGGTCAAGGTGATCAGGATGTGCAGAAGTTTTTAATGCAGATCACGAGAGCAAGAAAGTTCAATGGATACGAAATACCCAAGGGATGGCACATCGTGATGGCAACAAATAGAGTTGGCGACAATGCAGGAGTTCAGAGAACATTGAACACACTGAAAGATCGTATCTCATATTGGGGTCAGGTTGAAAGCGATGCACAAACTTGGATAGATTGGGCTATTGATAATGATGTTAACAGTGATGTTATTTCTTTTGTCAAACTTGAACCAAAAAGTTTATCTAACTATGATGATGTTGGTAAACATGAAAAAGGTTCTTCACCAAGAAGTATTACTGAGTTGGCTAGATTGCATTCTAAGAATTTACCTCTCAAAAGAAAATCACTACGAGCCTTATACAAAGGTTGTGTCGGTGATATTGTTGGTGAAAGTTTCTTAGCCTTTTTAGATTTGGTAAAGGATGCACCAAATGTGCAGGATATACTTACTTCACCTGACACAGTTGATGTTCCTGATGTATCTGAATCTAATATCAGATATGCAGTCTCATCTGCTCTTACTAAGTTGGTTAAGAGTGAGAAACATTTTGAAAATGCTCTTACTTACTTAGCAAGATTTGAATCACCTGAGTACGAGGTGTTCACTACCAAGTTGATTGTTTCTAAAAATCCTAAATTGATAGAAACAAAAACTTATTCATCATTTACTTTACGCAACAAGATATAAGGAGGTTCTAATGCAGAACAATAATATCGAAATTACTAGTTCAGTTATGGGTCTTGAAGAGTTAGGTACTCTGAAAAGATTCGAAGCAACAATACCTACATTTGAAAAGTTGGACAAAGAATTATCTGTTCATGTTTCAAATGGTGTCAATGGCAATGAGGATGTGTTCTCTGTTAAAAAGCAATTGGTCGATAAAGAATTGATCAAGAGCATGAAAAATAGAGTTCGTAGATTTCGCTTGGACATATCCGAGTGGATGATACCTCATGAAGGTCAATGGCATTTTGTTCTTAATCAACACGCAGAGTTAGTTGAGAAAGAATGGGATGCTTTCAAGATAGACATGGTCGATAACTTTCTTAACCCTTTCGTTAAGAATTATAAGAAAGCAATAGAAGATCAGAGAGTTGAGTTAGGTAACGCATTCAACAAGGATGACTATCCATCTGTTGATGCTTTACTTGACAGACCTCTAACCCAAGAAGAAAAAGAATATATGAATGTTTCTTATAACAACATGAAGATTTTCTATGTGGGTGATGAGCCTTGGAGAAAAGGAATATTCCATCTCTATGATCATGTCTCTGCTATTCCTACTGTTGATTTAAATCGTACAGTTTTTACTGACAATCCAAGTCATAAAGATTTTTATAGCAGGAGAGATAATCCAAACCATGCTCAGTTGTTTGCTAGGATAAGACAACAACAAGTGCAACGAGAGGAACAATTCAAAAGCAAAGTTATCACTGACACTGTCAATGCTCTTACTGAGAGCATTAAGTCAGCAGTTGATAGTCTTGCTAAGTATGATGCAACAAATAAAAAAGCATCGCCTTTCAGAAACACTTTAGTTGCTAATCTTAAAAAGACAATTAGCATTGCTGAAGATCGTAACAATGCATTCGTTAATAGCGAAGACATTGCCAAAGCAATCAGCATTGCTAAAGATAGTCTTAAAGGTATTACTACTGAATCACTTAGAGAGGATAATGAATTGCGAGAAGATACTGCAAAGAAATTATCTAAATCTAAATCATTATTAGGAGTGTAAGATGACTACATTAAATAAAAATTCCCTAGGGAATATTAATCTCTCAGCAATTGATGTTGAAAAAGAAATGGCTAGAGCAAAGAGAAGAATAACTGATAACTACTTTGGTTACACTTCTATTTTTCTTCCATTACAATTGGTTGCTGATGACTCGGTTGGTATGATGGCAACAGATGGCAAGGTTGTCTTATACTCGCCATCAGGCATACAGGATATGTACAACGAAAATGGTCTTGAAGAAACAAGGTTCAGATTGTTTGCTATCCTGTTGCATGAGGGTCTTCATGTTATGTGGAAACATCATATCAGGAGAGGTGACAGAGACCCTGATGGATGGAACATTGCTACTGATTATGTAATCAATTACGAGTTGGTCAGAATTCTAGAAAATGATTATGGCTATCGTACACTTGGTATGCTCAGAAACATGAAGGCTCTTTACGACAAGAAGTATGGTCAAATGAGTGCTGAGAAAGTTTTTGCATTACTCAAAAAAGAAACTGATGAAGATGGCAATACCAAATACTTCAAACCTCAAAGTGGTCAACAATCAGGCGATGATGGTTCATCAAATGGTGGTGATGATAATGAGGGTGAAGATGGTGAAGAGTTGAGTGCCGATAGTTTCGGTGGTGAAGTTCTTGATCTTCCTGTTGATGAAGATGGTGATGGTAAAGTATCACAATCTGATATTGACAAAGCTATCAAAGAGGAAGAGGAACGCATCACTGATGCAATCATCCAAGCTGATCTAATAGAGAAAGCTAATGGTGATGGAAGTGGCACAGGGTTGATGAGCAATGCAAGAAAGTCTGCTCAACAAAATCCAATCTCTTGGACTGATGTTATCAGTCAGCATCTTACTGCATTCTTTGAGGGTGACGAAAGATCATACCGAAGATATGAAAGAAGATACCTTGCTCAAGACATCTACCTACCATCTAAGAAACCGATGGAGAGTGGTACTCTTGCAATTGGTATCGATATATCAGGTAGTGTCAGTCTTGAAGAGAGACAGATATTCGTAAAGAATATCCAAGCAATCACTGATGAGTTTCCTAACATTCAAACCATCAAGATTTGCTACATCAATTCAAGAGTGCAAACACTTCACAATGATGGTGATAATCTCATGGAAAACAAATGGGATGTCTTCAAATGTAAAGAGGAAGATATTGTCATGAGAGAGTTAGCAGGTGGTGGTACAGAGGTTGACCCTTTCTTCAATCTCATAGATAAGACTGATCATGATGAGACTGAGATACCTGATGTTGCTATCTACTTTACAGATGGTGAGTGTGTTTCAGAAAGAAAGGATGCCGAGTATCCTGTAGTGTGGGCAACGACAGGCACAACAGAGTTCGCACCTAAGTGGGTAGAGGTTGTTGAGGTTGATGTCTACCAATAATAAATATTCTCTAGGGAATATATGAGAGAGGGGATCAGTGATCCCCTCTTTCACAAAGTCATCCCCTCTTTCACAAAGTGATAGTAGTTGACAGATAACAAAATCGTCTAGGTAATTTTGCCTACTAACAAAACTTTATAAGGAGACACAATGTCTATAAAAAAATATCAAGAAAGAAACCCAAATCATCTCTGCATCAAATCAAATGAGACTGCACCACAATGCTATCTAAATACTGATGATGCTGTTGCATATCTTACCAACATCAAAGTAGATGGAAGACAAATAACTGATTATTCTATCTACCAAATAGACCCTGATTACAAAAAAGATTTATACAAAAATGGAAGACCTAAATCAATTAATGACGACTTTCCATATCTAATGGGAAGCATTGGAAGCAGTAGGAAAGACTTTTCAAAAGTTTGGAAACCTGAGTATTTGGAATCAAGATACCGAAAAGTTTTTGATATCAAAACTGATGTGACTACATTGCATCATGATAATCTTTTTGGAATATTAAATAATCATACTTTTTTAAATGAAGATGGTGAAGATATCTACGAAGATATCATTTGTAATTACTACATGATCGAAAAGATCAGAAGGGATGACGATGAGCCAAGCATCAGGAGAGCATTTCATTCACTGAGTATTGGAGACATCATCGTTAATAACAAAACAGGCAAAGCAAAAGTTGTAGCCAATTTTGGTTTCAACGATATCGAAATTACTTAGTATCTGTAATTTTAAAATTGATAAAGGAGAAGAACATGAAGAACAATAGATTGAAAGTAATAGTGAATGATGGTCTTGGTACTATTACTGAAAAGAATTTCACCAATATTCGTGATGCTAACAAGTATCACGATACCATGCATAAGAAGATGTTTTTAACAGTCCATAAAGATAAACCTATTCTATCTGAATTAAAAATATTGAGATTGAACCATGAGATTTAAATTAGAAAATAATCCAAAGGTCATTAAAAAACTTGGTAAAAGATTTAGTGGATCATGGTCAAAAGTTAATACTAGAAAATTAAAAAGAAAAGCTAACAAAGGTGTTAGATAGAAAATTGAGGGGAATTAATTTTCCCCTCAAAATTTCCCAGCTGGGATCACTTTAAATATTAAATATTCTCTAGGGAATACTTATGTTTTACACCTCACTTTCGTCTAGGTAATTTTGCCTTAACAAATCGATAGGAGTTGCATCATGCAATTATATTATAATAGTAAAGGTCAGTGGTCAGGTACTCAAGCTGACGCAAGAAAGACCAAGAAAGAAAATGATGGATTGTCATTTGAATCAATCAATGTTCCAACAGATAAAAAAGGTCTGTTAGAATTCTTAAATCAAAATCAAGTTAAGTCTCAGGAAGTTAATCAAGTTCCGATTGACCCTGTTATTATTAAGAGTGGTAATACTACAAACACACCTCTTACTTATATCAAAGATGATGTGGGTGTCAGTGAGATAACAAATGTTTTTGATAATCTTAGAGATGCTTATACTAATATTAAGCATATCATGGATGAATTAGGACATAGACCTGATGATACATCATTACTTAAAGATGAATACTTTGAGGGAGAAAAGAAATGAACATGAAAACAAGATACCTTAGTGAATTGTGGGATGCACATTCTGACAAAGAATATGGTGGTGAAGTTGAAAAAGCCAACCTTATTAATTATTGTTTAACACATGAAATAGGTGATAAGGAATTTTTGGATTTAAAAATTTTCCAAGACAATGGTAATCCCAAATCGAAACAAGTCTTTAAGTTTAAAGAATTAAAAAAGAAAAAAACTTTTGACATTTATCGTGGTCAATTACTTTCAATAAAAAGAGATTGGAGTGGTACTGAAGAACAGGTTGAAATGCCATTAGGTCATTGTTGGACACTAGACAAAGACATAGCTAAGTTCTTTATGAACAGAATTAACAACCCACATATATTAGAGTACAACCAATTTGATAGCCCTCAATTTGTTACTTACAAAGCTACAATAAAAGGGTCTGATAATTTTTATTATTGTGATGATAGGGGTGAACAAGAGGTATTTATTTTTGATACTGAATGTTTAAAAAATATAAAAGCAGAAATTTTTAAAATAGGAGAAGAAAATGAATCATAGAGAAGGTACAGAAGAGTTGCATGAGTTGTGCAACAAAGTTTATCCACATACATACAAGGATAAAAACTTATTAGAATTGTATGAAGGGATGAATAATTTATTAATGAAAAATATAAAAATAATCAGAGGAGAAACAGATGAGTAAAATTAGTTCATTAAAATTTATGACTACAGGTCTTGGTCTTGATGATAAGAAGATCGCTATGACAGGAGGAAGAAGATATGTTCTTGTTGACTTCAGATCAGGGGGTTGGAAAGAACCTTTTATTGTTCAAGACTTAGTTAGTGGTGATATTAGAAACATTAGTATAAAATATGCAGAACAATTATTTGCAAAGAAGGAGGAAAGCATATGACCAAAAGAGAAGTAACAAATTGGAACATTAGTGTTTCATGGGATAATGGGGAAGAAGAAAACATTGCAGATGTTCCCCATTATGTAAGTGATGCAGTTGATGCATATCTAAGTTCTTTAGAAAAAGAACATCATCAAAAACGATTAACTAAAAAAGGAGGAAAAAATGGTTAATATAAATGAAAGTAAGTTTAACTTTAGGATGATTGGAATATCACCTGAGACAGATCAACAAGAGTTTGAATGCTCACTTGAAGATTTCTTAACAGAAAATCAAGATGGGTTTACCATAACTTTAGATGAAATGTTTCAGGCGATTATAAACGCAAAAGAAGATGTTCCAATTTATGAAGTATCTGATGGCGACAGATTAATTGTTGTTAAGAGGAGGAAGTAATGGCATATTTTGGTTATCATCCATCTCGAAGTGGTGATTATAAAGTAAATTGGTATGATGAAGAATTAGATAAATTCTATGGTGATCATAACAAGGGATTAGTTTGGGGTATTTATTCCTATATAGAAGAAGATATTGTCGAGGTAAATTGGTTTAAGACCGAAGAAGAACGAGATAAGATTTTTTTAGAAAGGGAAGAATAATGGCTAATTGGAAAAAAACGACCTCCATATATGCCCATACAGAGCAATTTAAGGGTAACATGATAGTAGAGTACCCCCTAAAAAACGAACAAGGAGAAGAATAATGGCTAATTTAGAAATAAGGGCAGATAAAAAAGTTAGGTGTAATATGTGTTACACTATTTATTTATCAGATGATGATTTGAATTTTTCTACAAATGGTTTTGCAGATATATCAAATACAGGTACAGGGGCAATAAGATTAAGACCAA